CGTTCATCCTTGAAATACTGGAGCACTGCTCCTCGTTTTCTCGGACGCAAACCGCCTGATCATGGAACGGGGGTCAGGTACTTCAATCCAGAACAATGACTCAAGTCGAGACGGATGCCCGTGTACGGGAGCAGAAAGCTGCTGAAAAGGAGCAGAAGCTGAAGTATCGCGGCGTTGCTTACACACCTAAAACTAAATAACTTAATGGAGCAGGGCACCTCAGAGTCGGACCCTGCTCTTATTGACTATTGGCCTCTACGGAGACAACCTTTAGTCATGACAGTCGGAGAGACGACATCAAAAACAACTTTACTGAACACATGTCTACTCATGTGATTCTCTAAGCGCTTAGAGGGAATGACAACAACACTCTCTCTCTTTACTATTGTGGCTAACACTCTTGTTACTCCTGTAGGTCGCGTAAATAATACGTCGGCCACTCCTCTTGCTCTTGGTACTGCTTATGATACCAAGTATCAAACCTATCTTCGCCTGTTCTCGGGCGAGATGTTCAAAGCCTATGAATCGGCAACGATTGCTAAAGGCACTGTGCAGAGCCGTACCCTGAAAAATGGAAAGGCGATGCAGTTCATTTTCACGGGCCGTATGGAGGCTTCGTACCACGAGCCCGGCACCCCGATCCTGGGTTCTGGTGATCCTCCGGTGGCTGAGAAGACCATCGTCTGCGACGACCTTCTCGTGAGTTCTGCATTTGTGTACGATCTCGATGAGACCCTGGCTCACTACAGCCTGCGTTCGGAGATCGCCGCTAAGATCGGCCACGCTCTGGCTGAGGCTTACGACAAGAAGATCTTCCGTCAGATCGCTAAAGCTGCTCGTGAAGCTCACCCGATCACTGCTGCTCCTGGTCCTGAGCCCGGCGGTAGCATCATCCAACTGGGTGTGCAGAAAGAGTACGACGCTCAAGCTCTGGTGGATGCCTTCTTTGAAGCTGCTTCCATCATGGATGAGAAGAACCTGCCCAAGCAAGGTCGTATGGCTGTGCTGTCTCCTCGTCAGTACTACGCACTGGTGAGCCAGGTGGACAGCAACATCCTGAACCGTGACTATGGCAACAGCTCCGGCAGCCTGCAGTCCGGCGAAGGTCTCTACGAGATCGCTGGTATCCCCATCAAGCGTTCCAACAACCTGCCTTTCCTGGCTGGTACTGTTGCCGCTGTGAACGGCGAGAACAACGATTACTCCGGTAACTTCAGCACCCACTGCGGTCTGATCTACCACAAAGATGCCGCTGGTGTGGTTGAGGCCATTGGTCCTCAAGTGCAGACCACTGGCTCTGACGTTCGCACCATGTATCAAGGTGACATCATTGTGGGTCGTCTTGCCATGGGTTGCGGCACCCTGAACCCTGCCTGCGCTATCGAGCTGCAGTCTGCTCGTTCCTGATAAGGAGCTAGACACATGTCTATTGTTCCTGGTACTTCGGTGATCCTTGTTGAAGGTAATGCCATTGGTAGTATTACCAACTCGCAAACCCAGAATCCGCTGACTCCTGTGGAGTTTGGTCGGACTGTGGCTTCGGGTCAGGGCATTCGCCTCGACAAGGTAAAGACTGATGACGTAGACGGCAAGCTGCCTTACGTCGCTCCTACTCCCTGATTGAGGTAAACCATCATGGCTGCTTCTGTAGCTGCTGGCAACAACGGTGCTTGCACCACTGATGCCGTTCGTATTTCTGTAGCCAAGACCCGCAAGGGCTATGGCTCTGCTGTGGCTGACTCTGCTGTGGCTTCGACCACCAAGGGTTTGCGTACTGCATATGCAGGCGTTGAGTGCAACATCGCTAACGTCTGATTATTTGGGGATCCAATCGGGTCCCCTCTTTTTATCCATCGCATACAACATAACTGTTATGCCATTTCCTACCACTAACGCTCAGACTGAGCTTCAAGCTGTTAATGAGATCCTGGCGTCAGTTGGTCAGGCTCCTGTAACCACCCTTTCTGAAGAAACAGTCACTGTAGTAACAGAGGCTGCAAAGATTGTGGGAACCATTACGGGAACAACTCTAGATGTGACTGCCGTCAACTCTGGAACAATTCCTGTTGGTGGTTATATTAGAGGACAAGGAATTGCCAATAAAACATCCATTGCCGCCTTTGGCACTGGATCAGGAGGTATTGGTACTTACACTCTAAACATAAGCCATACAATCAATGTCCCAACAAGCATGACTGTTGAGGATGTAATCTTCAGACAACAAACAACCAACCCGGACGTTGCGATTGCGTACGACACCCTTCAACAGGTGTCACGGGAGGTTCAGGCAGAAGGATGGACCTTTAACCGGGAGTATGAATATCCATTCACTCCCCAAGACGATAAGATTATTCTAATCCCAAACAATATACTACAGATTGATTTGACACCTGACTATCGAGACAAAGACTCTGTACGCAAGTCCGGTTCTCAGTATGGTTATCCTGGGGAATCAGTCCTGTATGACAGAACCAATCACACCCCATATTGGGATTCACAAGTTAAGTGTGATGTGGTGTGGTTGTTTGACTGGGTAGACCTCCCTACACCAATCAAAGACTACATCGTTGCACGTGCTGCAAGTATTACCTCAAGTCGAATTGTTGGTGATACAGGCCAATACCAGATGCTGCAACAGAAAGAAGCATACACCCGTGCTATGGCTCTTGAGTATGAATGCAACCAAGGTGACTATACATTCTTTGGTCACCCACGTGGAGCTAATTACTACAACAGCTATGAACCTTATAAAGCATTGTATCGCTGATGGCAAGTGTAACTCAATTAGTACCTAACTTCCTTGGTGGAGTCTCTAAGCAACCTGATGACAAGAAGATTCCAGGTCAAGTCAGGGAAGCAATCAATACTTACGCTGATCCGACTTATGGTCTATCGAAGCGTCCTGGCACCAAATGGCTAGGGAATCTTTCCTCCACTACTAATGAGTTCCAGAACGGAAAGTGGTTCTATATTAACCGTGATGAAGCTGAGAAGTACATCGGTGTTATCTATGGAGCCAACATCAAGATCTGGAATGTCAATGATCCAACAGCAACAGTCACGGTAACTAACTCTGGCAGCAGCTACCTGACCTATGGGTCATCCAACGCAAAGGATAGCCTGCAAGTTCTGACTGTTCAAGATACTACGATTGTAACCAACAACAAGGTCACTGTAACGACTCAAGCTGCACCGAGCTTCACTGCAAAGTCAAAGGCAACGATCCGACTGTTCAGTGCAGAGTATGGTGCAAGATACTCGGTGACCATCAATGGTTTCACCACGTCAGCCTATACAACGAAGAACACCGAAGACCCAACACTGAGTAATGCGACAAACACTCAGGTGCTGAATGCTGAGGAAGTGTTGACGCAGATCAAGAACCGCATCGACACAATCAACACTACCAACAGCCTTGGTCTTACTGTTACGCAACTAAAGGGTGTCATTGAGATCAGCAGAGCTTCTTCTTTCACGATCTCAGCAAAGGGTGGGATCAGTGGTGAGGAGCTACTTGCATTCCAAGATGAAGTACAGAACTTCTCCAACCTTCCTGCTGAGTCAGTTCATGGAAGAATCGTTAAAATCAACAATACCGTTGCAAAGGAAGACTCGTACTACGCAGAGTTTATTGCTGAGAATACAACATACAACCCTGATGGCTCTGTAAATGTACCTGGCTCTGGTAAAGGTAACTGGCAGGAAACCGTAGCACCAAATGTGTCAGTAGGTTTAACTGCTGCAACCATGCCACATGAGTTGTTTAACGATAACCTTAATTCATTTATCTTTAGGCCAATTCCTTGGGAAGAGCGTCTTGTTGGTGACGATGAAACCAACGAGCACCCTAGCTTTGTTGGAAAGACAATTCAACAGGTCTTCTTCCACAACAACCGCCTTGGCTTCTTGACGGGTGATAACGTCTCAATGAGTCAAAGTGGTGAGTTCTATAACTTCTATCACGTCTCTGCTCTTACCCAAGCTGACAATGATCCCATTGACATCAGTTGCTCTAGCTTGAGACCTGCTGTTCTTCACTCAGTACTGCCTGCTGCTCAGGGTCTGGTGATGTTCAGTAAGAGTCAGCAGTTCCTGATGTATTCCGATGATGGCATCCTGACTCCTAAGACATCAGTAATTAGGACCATCTCTAACTATGAAAATGAAGAACTGATACCACCTGTTGATGTCGGTACAAATATGGTGTTCCTGAGCAAGTCTCCGGGATACACACGCATCTATGCAATGGCCACTCGTGGTCAACAGGAGAACCCTGATGTATTGGACGTTGGACGGATTGTATCTGAATGGGTCCCTGACTCTGTAGAGGATCTTGTGGCATCTCCACAGAACTCATTCTTTGCGATGTATGGACCTACATCAGAATATCTCTACTTCTTCAGAACTTATGTGGTTGGTGAAGAGACAGCAATGCAGACATGGTTCAACTGGAAGATGCATGGCAACGTGCAGTTCTTTGGTGTAGATAGTGATGACACATATATTGTCACCTACCAGTCTGGACAATATGTACTAAGCAAAGCAAACCTCACTCAGACCCCTGATGATGCCATTCTGAGAGCCGATAGCGGTCAGGTGGTACAACTATGCCTAGATCAATATGCAACGCCTTCTAGCGTCTCCTACGACAGTACTACGAAGACCAATCGTTGTTACCTCAGGTATAAAGACATTACTGGCTTACAACCTGCTGTAATCATCGCTGATCCCAACAACACTGGTGAGTCTGGTTTTACCGTGACACCAACACGTGGTGATGATGGTAACCCATACTTTGAGTTTGCTGGTGATGATTATTCAGGACTAGCTTCTACTGTGTATGTGGGGTTTAAGTATAACTTCGACGTACAACTACCAACAATCTTCTACCAGATTGGAGAGAACAGGTCTGACTATACGGCCAACCTTACTATCTCACGAGTTAAGTTCTCAGTTGGTCTTTCGAGCAACGTTGGCTTCAAGCTAAAAGCTAAAGGTCAATCTGAATGGTACGACGTTCAGTCCATCCAAGACGCTGACTACTACTTAGCAAATGACGTTCCTTTGAATGAACAGACTGTGTACACATTACCTATCCATCAACGTAACTCAAACTTTGACCTAAAGGTCTTTAGTGATTCACCATTCCCGATCTCTCTTACTTCGATGATGTGGGAAGGATCTTATTCACCACGATTCTATAGGAGGGCGTAATGGCTGTTATAGATCCATTCTCAGCCGTTGTAGCTGGTGTCAGTGGGATCTTTGGAGCTGTCTCTGGGGCAAGTGCTCAGAACCAAGCCAGGGAAGCTGAGCAAAGACGTATTGAGCAGCAGTATAAATACGACAAACAAAACTACAGGTTTAATTGGCAGTCAACAAAAAGGGAATATAACTATAGGGTTAACGAGACTAACATTGCCCGTCAGAACCAAGAGGCCAACTTAAGCTATCTTGAGCAGTCTGCACGCAATGAGTATCTTAACAACTTAGCAATTAGAGAGTTTGACTACGCCAATCAGGTACGTCAATACAATGAGTCTGAGCGTATCTATGGCTTGCAAAAGGGCTTTAACGCGATGGCTGCAGCGCAAGCTCAAGCTAATGAAGATCGTCGCTACCAAGAAATTCTAACTGGTATGGCGTTTGATCAGCAGAACATGCTGGTACAGATGCTCCAGGAAGAAGGTGCTGTTGTTGCTCGTGGTGTCTCTGGCCGATCTGCTGCTAAGAGTCTTGGTTCTGTTCTTGCAGGCTACGGCCGTAACCAAGCCATTGCTGCAGAAAGTCTCTTGAGTGCACAACGCGAGACAAACGCTGCTTCTCGTCAAATTGCTCTTGATCGTTATGGCGCTGATCTTGCTGCTCAATCTCGTCGCATGCTTAAGCCTTTGAGAGCACCTGATCCGATTGCACCATTGGCGATGCCTCGTGCAACGATCCTCGATCCGCTTAAACCTAAGAAGCCGCCGAAGCCTAGGAAAGGTGTCAACACAGTTCCTGCCTCTACTGGTCTTTCTATTGCTAACAACTTTATTACCTCCGGCTTGGGTTCACTCAAGTGGTCATAACACTAATTTAAATGGAGCAAATCAGGTATCAAGGGTACGCCCGAGATAGAGGATTCAATCCGATTCAGCTCAGCACTGCCAGCGTTGATGCAATAGGTCAACAAGGCAACTCAATGCTACGGCAAATGAGGGATAACCAAAGTGCTGAGCGTGAAACAAGGAGAGCATACCTCTCTGGGATGCAAAATGCCCAGCAACTTGAACAACAGAATAGGGCTGATAACTTTGCGTTTATGCAGCGCAGTAGAGAACGTTACCAAGATGCTGTTCAACAGCGGATGGGACAGCGTGTTGAAGATGCCAGACTAGCCGCTGCAAATCTAGACAAGCAAGTCACTGCTCTTAGTGTACTTGCTCCTCTTTCTGGAACCATCGCTCAGGCTGTGGTCAACTGGAAAAAGCAAAAGGATGAAGATGAAAAGGCTCAAGCTTATGCTGATACGCTCATCAACGGGCCAGATCCTGTTGAAGTGGCAAAGGCAGAGGCTGGTCTTGCCCAACTAAAGCAGTCTGATGAGTTAATCCAATCAACGGCTGATGGTCTTCAAGATACTGGTGCTCCACCAGAAACTGTGCGAGCAGTTAGAAAGCTATCCAAGGCACAGCGTGTTGGCCGTGCTATGGCTCTGGCTGACATGGCAGTACCAATGTATTCTCAATACCTTGAGGATCAGTACCGTAATAATGATCAACTGCAGATTCAGTTTCTAAATCCCGATACTGGTCAAGTAGAGATCATTACGCCAAAGACCCACATGGGTCCAGATCAACGTGTCGCTGTTAACAAGGTCCTCTTCAAAGAGTTTGTTAAGCAGCAGGGTCTACTTGATGTCAATCCGGCATTGATCTCAAAGTCCCTGCTTGCAATGCGTCAAGCAGAGATAAAACTGCTTGATCAAGAGCGTACCGCTTTTGAACGAGCTGAGAATGAGAATGCTCTAGCAGAAGCTAATTTTCAACTTGATGCTGGTCTAAATACTGATCCAGTTACTGCGATCAACGATGCTCTCAAAGCTTACCGTCATCTGCGCAATCCTCAATCTGGAGAGCGGTTCACACCTTTAGGTTCTTTTACTGCTGTACTTGACTATCTTGTCAAGAGTGGTAACAAGTCTGCTATTGAAGCCTTTAGTGAATCTGAATCGTACATTGCTGGCGTCCCATGGGGTGTGGCAAGACGTGCTGAATTTACCAAGGCATTTCGCGAAATCGACTCACAACTTGCTGCTGACGAAGATCTGCAGGACCGCATTGAATCGCAGGGTCAAGAGAATTGGACCGATAATGTTATCAATGAGCTTAATGCGGCACCTATTGGTGCTGATGTAGCTATTGTTGATCAGGCTATTGAGAAGTCTCGCTCCCTCTTTAATGGTAAGGTTGACCAGCGCCTCCTTCAGTATCGAGAAAACTCGACTCTTCAAGCTAGAACTGCTGCTGAACAGAAGGCGTTTCTCAATGAATTGTACGCTAGAGAAGAGCTTACTGTAGCTGAGCTTCGCTCTGGTAAGTACTCTCCGGAGATCGTCCGAGAATTCACTAATCTTGCCAAAGAGCAGGATAAACTTCGCACTGCTGAGCTAGCACCGTTTAAAGAGCAGTATGGCAAAGGTATTAAAGATGCTTTGCTACAAGCTATTCGCTGGCAGGGTGGTGCCAAAGACCCCTCCTATGCTTTTGCTGAAGCGCATGCACTGAGTGAGCTTGATAAGCGTGCTCGCGTTTATATGCAGAGCGGTGGAGCAAACATGTCTCCAGGCGTTGCCTACTCAAAAGCTGCTCAGGACATCGTTAAAGAAATTAAGGACGATAATCTTGACCCTTCTAAACCCTACGGCACATACAGTATCCGTGGTCAGGAATTCCATCGCTGGGGTTCTAGTGGTTCTGGCGGTCAAGGTGGAATGGCTGCTGCTCGCAATCGTGTTTCTGGGATCATTTCCCAAGTCTCCAATGGTGGACAAGCTGCTGTCTACAACAGAGAGTTGATCACACGGCAGGAGGCAGAAGCTCTTGTTAATCCTGACTCTCCTATTCCTGACAGTATTCGTGTTATCCAGAATGCTCTTCCTCGTGGGAAGGAAATGAGCGAGTTTGCGATCATTGATGCACAGCTAAGCAAGTTCAACCTTCCACCACGTCAACGCCCATATGTTCAGCGTGTTGTGGAGTCTTCCATGAGCCCACGGTTGCAGGAGCTGCTCAACCGTACACCTACTGCTGCACGTACAAGTCGAGCACTTACTGGTGCAGGTCTTGTTGGCCCTGGTCAAGAGCGTCAGGCTATTCAATACATTGCTTCTAACCTTGGTGTTGATCCTGTTGATGTAGCAACATTCATCAACTACGAAACTGCTGGATCTCTTGTCTCTGGTAGTTATCGTCGCGGACTTGACATCATGGGTGGAGATGGTGGTAACTATCTTGGCTGGATTCAGTTCTCTCCCTATAACCAGCAGAAGTATGGTGTCCAGAAGGGGATGAATGCAATGCAGATGGCTGAAGCCGTTACTCGCTACCTAAAGGATGCTGGAATCAAGCCTGGTGATGGTCTGGAGATGCTATACCAAGCGGTCCAAGCGCCTGCCTATCTAGGTCGAGCACGTGCTCAGGGACGTGTGATTGGTGCTGATAGCAATGCTTCACTTGCACAGCACATCAAGAATATGCGTTCTCAGCATCGTAATCGTGCTGGTGCATGGCTGATGGAGGGTGCTGCTGCAGGCGGCTCAACGTCTGCTTGGCGTGATTCACGTTTGATGTCTGCTCCTGCTCAGCGTCTCCTTTCCCAACTCCCAAAGACTTCCAGCTTTATGCAGCAGGAAAGCTTCCGCAGAAAACCCCATGAAGGTAATGACTACGGAGCTGGTGTAGGAACAAAGCTAAGCTTCAAACAAGCTGGAACTGTTCTTAAGGTTGGTTCTCCTGATAAAGATAATCGTGGGTATGGTGGATTTGTTGATGTTCGTCTACAAGACGGTAACATCGTCCGTATTGCACACCTCTCTAAAGTCAAGGTAAAACCTGGCCAACGCATTGGTGCAAAGCAGGTTGCAGCATTATCTGGAAACACTGGCCGCTCTACTGGCCCTCATATTCACATTGAACATCTCTCTGGTCCAACAGGTATCCAAGAAACAACACGAGGCAAACGTGACCCATCGTGGATTGCTTCTCAAATCTACGCTGACATCTAATTATGACTTCATCATACAATCCATCGTGGGCTGAGAAAAGCTCATCTTATGACTTTCTGCGGCAACAGCAAGCAGAAGCGGATAAAGCTGCTCTTGATTCATTGGATGATGATGAAGAGTATCGCAAGCAACAAGAAGCACGAGCCGCTGAGATCCAAGCCCAAGAGGCCCAAAAACAACAGCAACAACAAGATCGCACCGTAGCTGCTGCTGATCAGGCCAGTCCTCCAAATCCACTTCAAGAAGTCGGGACTGCCGTTGTTGGTGCCGGTATCGATGCTGTTGAAGGTATTGGTGCTACTGCAGAAGCAACACTGACTGGTCAACTACTCAACCCTGATTTCAAACCAACATGGCTTCAGGTGTCTGATGAAGTTGAGCCGATGAACCGTACCGTGTGGGGCAATCTCCTTCGTGGTGTTGGCGAGTACGTAGTTCTCACAGGCATTCTCCGTGGTGCTGCCAAGGGAGCTAAAGCTGCTCGTGTTCCTGGCACTAATCGTCTCAGCCAAGCCCTTGCTTCTGACTCGGCAAAGACTGTCAAGGGCCGTATTGTTCGTGATGCCACCAAAGGTGCAATCATTGGTGCTGCTGCTGATTTTACTAGTTCTTACTCAGAAGGTGAAACTCTTTCGACAGAAGCAAACAAGCTGATGCCTTGGCTACCTGACTGGCTTGTTACTGAGGAGAATGATTCACCTCTTGAACGTAAAGCCAAGAATGTCATTGAGGGTCTTGGTCTTGGTGCTATAACCGATGTTCTCTTTGGATGGCGGGCTGCGGCTAAAGCTGCCAAAGAAGCAAAGGTCCCTGCTGAAGATGCGCTTAAATCCTTCCAGGATACTGAGAAGGCTCTCAATGATGTACAGCAGCGTCTAACTGCTAAGGCAACACAGATTAATCCTGACGGCAAATTGACAGCAGATCAACTTTCATTGCTTCGTGAAACTGATCCTGAATTCAATGCCCTTGAACAAGCCCGCAAGGATCTCAATAAGCAGTATAAAGAGATCCATGACTCTCTTGATCCTAATGCTATTGCTGAGGCAAAGATCAAAGATAGTGCAGATCGACGTCAAGCGAACTTCGACGAAAAGGTTAAGTCTGCTTTAGAGGATGATCCCGATGGTCTAGAGCCTAATGCATGGGTCAATTCTCCTCTTTATGATCGTCCTGATAAGGGATTGTTCAGTCCTGCTGGTAAGGGAGGTTACTACCAATCCTTGCTGAATAGTTACCGGATGGAGAACAACGGTATTCTTAAGAATGGTCGTCGTCCTTCTGTTTATACCGAAGCTGCTCTTGAAAAGCGTCTATCCCATTTTGACCCAGCACGACGCAAGGTTATCGAGAACGTCGCAAAGAACCTAGAGATTGAGCTTAACCAAGCCAAGTCCACTCAAGGTAAAGCAGATGCCATGGCAGGCTTTGATGTTCAACAACTCAAAGCTCTTTCTACTGCTAAGTACCTTGACATTATTGACGACATTGCTAAGAATCCAGAAGATCTAGAACCTCTTCGTCAGCGTCTTCTCAATGACTCTGATGACTATCTTGAGAGGATGAACATTGTCACTGGCAAAAAGGAGCGGTTCCTTGGTCTTACTGATCACCGTGCTGTTGAGATGCTAATCAACACAACTGCTGGTGAGATCAGTGACCTTGCTCAGGCTGGACGTTCTATTGATGGCATCATGTCAAATGACCGGCAGGTCGAAGCTCTTATGAACCGTATGGAGTTCATGTTGATGGAGACTGGGCGTTCTAAATACGTTCGTGGTTTTGAGCTGAATGGGCTTAAGACTGATCCTGCTGCTTTTGCTGCCGGTATCCGTCAGAAAGAAGAAGATGTCAAGAAGTTCGTTACAGGGCTAAAGGATCTATTTAAGAATGATCCCGAAATGATGCGTCACTACCTTGATGTGCTTGCCATTGCAGATGGTAATGTCAAGGCTCTTGATGAGATGTATAAGTTTGCTAAGGATCAGGTCTTTAGCTGGGAATCTCTCAAGGGTGGCAAGAGGAGTGCATTCATTGATGCTCTAACCAGCATCATGTATAACAGCGTTCTAAGTGGCCCTAAGACCATTATGAGGGCTGCTATGGGTAACACCCTCACAACCTTTCTGAGGCCCATGACGGTCGTCCTAGGGGGTGCTCTGAGTGGTGACGCTAAGGCTACCGCAATGGGTATGTCTTTAATGAAGACTTCCTTCCAGTCGATTGGTGAAGCCTGGACTATCGCTAATAAAGCCTTTGTTGCTGGCAAGAATAATCTCCCCGACATCCCTTATCTTGCAAATCAACGCATCCCACTGACAATGACTGATCAGTGGAAAAACGTTGGTGCAGTCATTGAAAAGCAAGGTACTGCTTCTGAAAAGATGATGTACCACCTCACCACTACCTTGTACGACTTCAACAATTGGATTGGAGTTAAGTACCCGATGACCACTATGTCGGCCATTGATGCAGGCACTAGCGTGATCATGGGCCGTATGGATGCCAAGATGCAGGCATTCAGCAAGGCGTGGGACGAGACTGGCGGCAAGAGCATGGGAGAACTCGTTAAGAAATACGAGAAGGACTTTATCGATCAGGTCTTTGACCATAAGAAGCAACTTGTTAAATCTGAATACGCTATTCGTATGGCAGATGAAGCGGGATTGAAGCTTCCTCTTGGGCCTAATATCTCACGCATTGAAAGCTTTGTTCAGAACCAACCGCTTGTCCGTCCGTTTTTCATGTTCATGAGAACTGGTTGGAACGCTCTTGAGCTTGTTCAGAAGCACACACCAGTTCTAGCCCGCTTTAACGATGAGGTAAAGACTGTTCTAGGTGCTACTGCTGACAACTTAGAACGTGTTGCTCCGTACGGAATCACCAATCCTGCTCAGCTCATTGAAGCTCAGGCCATGATGCGTGGCCGTATTGCTGCTGGCTATCTGACTGTTGGATCGGCGATTGGCCTTTACTTCAGCGGTGGTCTTACTGGTAATGGTCCTGCCGACCGTGAGCAGCGTAATGCCTGGATTCAAGCTGGTTGGAGGCCTCGTTCAATCAAGCTTGGTGATCAATGGCTCAGCTACGACTCCCTTGAACCATTCACTTCGTTCCTTTCGATGGTGGCTGACATTGGTGATAATGCCAATCTGCTCGGTGAATCTGCCATGCAGAACTGGTATGCAAAGCTTGGATACCTCATTGGCATGAACGTCAGCAATAAATCATTCCTTGCTGGTCTTGGTCCTCTCAACGAAGTTCTCTCCTTAAATCCTGCTCAGTCTTCTGTGTGGGCTGGCAACCTTATCAACAATCAGTTGCCTTGGGCTGGTGTTCGTAATGAGATTGCAAACATCATCAACCCAGGTATGCGTGAACTTGACAAAGACTTCCGCAAGGGGCTTCAAACTATTGCCAACCGCAACCCGATGGTGAAGGATCTTCTCCCTAAGAAGTTCGACATTCTCGATGGTTCTGTTGTTAGGGAGTTTGACCCAATGGTCAGATTGTTCAACGCAGTCTCACCCCTTCAGATCAACTTCGTTGACAACCCTACACGCCGTATGTTGCGTGAAAGTGGCTTTGATGTTGTCCGCACCTTGTCAACTGACAGCAATGGTAACCGTCTTGATGCAAAGACCCGCTCACGTTACCAAAATCTGATTGGTCAGCAGAACATCGAGGCCCAACTTGAGAAGCTGTTCAAAGAGCCTGCTATCAAGAAGGAGATGGAGACCTATCAAAAGATCCGGGATCTTGGTATCCGTAGTGCTACCGGTGAAGATTCCGACCCTGATGGTGGTCTTGATGTTCAGAACTCTGAGTTCTACCGTCGCATCAAGCAGATCTTTAACCAAGCTCAGCGTGTGGCTGAAGCCCAACTCTATCAACAGTACCCAGAGCTACGTAATGCGGCCATTAATCGCAATGCGACTGAAGCTCTTCAGAAATCGAATCGACCCGATGTTGCTCTAGAGCGCATCCTTTCTATTCCTAAGTAGTAATGGCTGTCACTCAGAATACATACACAGGGGACGGATCTACCGTCCTCTTTTCTTTTACATTCCCATACCTAGAGACTACTGACATCAAGGTTTCCCTTGACGGTAGTGTAACAACTGCATATACCTTAGCCAACGCTACCACGATCCAATTCAACACTGCACCTACCCTTGGTGAAGCTATTCGGATCTACAGAGATACCGATGATACAGCGCTTGCTGCTCGGTTCTACCCTGGTTCTGCGATTCGTTCGCAGGATCTAAATATTAACTTTGACCAAAGTCTTTACGTTGCACAAGAGACATCTACGCAAGTAGATAACTTTGAGACATATGTTGATGATACATATTACAAGAAGACTGACCTTGATGGTGGTCAACTAGATAATCGCTATTTCACTGAAGCTGAGCTGACTAGTTCTGTAAATCAGAGCCCATTAGATACTCGTTATCCTCAGGATTTAACCAGTGCAACTAAAGCTTATATTGTTGGTGAAAACTACCCATGGTTTGTTGGTACCGAAGGTCTTGTACCAACTACAAAACGCATAGATCAACGCATTGATCAACTCAAGACCGATGGTTACTGGGATGATCGTTACTATACCGAGACTGAGCTTAATGCAGGACAACTAGATGACCGTTATTTCACTGAAGCTGAGCTGACTGGTCCTATAAATCAGAGCCCTTTGGATACGCGTTATGCTCGGAATATAGCTGGTGCATTTAACACCTATATTATTGGTCCAGGTAATGCTTGGAAT